CCAATACCACTTAATAAACCAATATCACTTTTAGCAGCCTGTTGACCTGTCAAACCAAGTGCGGCAGTTCTTTGGCCCATTGCACCCATTTGTGAACCCGCATACAATTGTCTCTGACGTTGCCCTTCTTGTGCAGCCTGAGCAGTAGCTAAAGCTTGTAAATAGTTTGTTTGTAAATCTTCAGCAATTCTTTTGGATTTGATATCTTGTATATTTCTTTCTAATTCTGCTCTTTGTACACCTTCTCTTGAACCACCAAAAGCTCCTGCACCTATCGCATTTGCTGCTGCCTGATTTCTAGCAATTTCAGCTTGACGGTCTATTTCTTTTAAAGCCTCAGCAGTAACATTTTGTTGATAAGGACTCATAAAAGTTGAGACACCCGCTGTCGCTGAGTTAGGATCAAAAATGCCTGTGGCTTGAGCTAATTGCTCTTGACCTGCCATTGTTTGTGCTGATGCAGCATCAAGAAATGGTTGAAAGGATCCAATGCCTAATGTTTGAGGTGTGATTGCAGTTGCCGCTGTGTTTGATGCCGCAATTAATTGTTGTTGAACAGGACTCAAAGCAACAGCTTCTTGTGCAGGGACATCTCTTGGTTTTGTAATTAACCCTTGAACAAAATTTTCATCTCCTTCTCTGCCAACTCCAAAATATGTGTTAAGTAATTCTTGTGTTCTTTGTTGAATATACTCTGGAGGAAGTGTCATTCCGACTTGTGTTGGTGTTGCCATTATGCTGTGCCTCCATATTTTTCTTGTAAACTATATAAAAAACTTGAGCCTCTTTCTCTCGCATCCATATCATCTTTTGCACCCATGGACTCACCTAAAGCTCTTACTGTTCTTGCATTAACTACAAACTCCCCGTCAGATAACATAGCAGGTATATCATCAGAAGTTTCTGTGCCTGGACCTTCTATCTTTCCATTTTTTCTTGGAAAGCCACCCTCAGCTAGTGATACAATACCTCCATCGGCAAAATTTCTTACATTTTTAATTTCAGTAGGTTTATCAAATCCCTCAAATGCGGTATCAGTAGTGACTATAAAATCTTGCATAGACGGACCACCACTTTGATCCTTATCCAAAATATTACCAAAAATTGTTGCAAATCCTGTAAGCCCTAAAATATTTCTTAAGTTTAGTAAACTATCTTCAGCACTAGCACCCATATTCATATTTTCATAAACATTATTTTTTAAAGCATTTTTTATTTCATCAGATGCGTCTGAGGCATCTATTGCGTCTATAAGTTGTTGATTTTTTAATATTGTTTTTTCTACTTGAGAGGCAGGATCTAATCCTAAAAATTCTTTACCTTTTCCAATAGCAGTTCCAAAAATATCTTTATCCATTCCGCCCTTTACAAAGTCTCCTGCTACAGGAATTCCACTTAAAAATTTATCGAATCCAGGTATTTTATTTCCTAAGAACTGTGTGCCTTTACCCCCAACATAACCAAGTGCTGCATTTTTTAATGCTTCATCAGCCTCATCTCCACGTGCTAATGATCCAATACCTGAGCCGAGAGCCGCTCCACCTGGTCCACCAAAACCAAAACCAATGACTGCGCCTACTGCCGGTAATATATCTCTGAATTCAAATGCCATTAAAATCGCCCATTTATACTACCTATATTTATACGAGAAAAAGGTGTAATATGCAATAAGTCAATATTATGAAAGTTAATTTTAAAATAGAAGAATTAGATATAGTTCTTGTTAAATGGGTAGATGCCTTTGATGCTTTTGGTGCAGGATGGTTTGAATGGAAAGAAATATCAAAAAAAGCAGTCTTAGCTAATTGCACCAGTGTTGGCTATCTATTACATGAAGATAAAGAAAAGATTGTTATTTTTGGTGATGAAACAGGAGAATTTGCGTCAAGAATTACCGTTATTCCGTCTTCTTGGCAGTTATCAAAAGAAATCTTACGCAAAGGTAAGAAAAAACCTAAGGTATCTTCTTAAGCCATCTTTCTTTATCATCTGATTTATCATGAAACCAAGTTGATTCTCTACCATGCATAACAGCTAAGTGTGCACTTTTTTTGTAGTAATTAATAAGTCCTTGCTTACATCCCATTTCAACTGACTCCATATAAAAATCATCTCCAAACATTGTTCCATCATCTTTAATTTTTGGCAGCCAATTCATTACATCTTCAATTACAGGCTCATATTTGTGATCAGCATCTATCATGACAGCATCAAAATATTTATCTTCGAATAATTTTACTGCTTCATTAGTAGTCATTCGATGTACTTTTGTAATCCACCCCTCATCAATTAGTTGTTTACAATTTTCTACAAACTCATCATAAAAATCTGTCAAATGATTATGCTCGCCTGATGTTCCTTTAAATGTATCTACAACATGAAATTCAATTTTCTTGTTATGCTCCTTGAGCCGTGATGCAAGAAAGTTTGTGCTTTTACCTAATAAACATCCTAATTCAATAAAGCGACTACCTTCAGGTAGCTTATGAGCTATCATCTCGTACGTTTCCATGTAATTAAAATAACCTGGTATATCAAACCAAAGTTTTGCCATGTTCTCTCTCTTTCTTTTTTATTCTTCTAATGTGTGTGCACCTGCAAATACATTTGGAGCTATTACATGAACATCTCTTCTTATATCTGATTCTGTTGTCTCAGTATTGGGATTATCAATGTCAGCTTGACACTCTTCATGTGAATCATACTCTTGACCTGTTCTAGTGTTAGTAACTACTGTTTCTACCTTAGCACTATAGACAGGCACTTTTTTACCGTCAATCATGTCATAACGCAAGATTTTGGGTTCATCTACAATTTTTGCCATAGTATAGTTTTATAGGCGAAAACCTCGGAAATCAACAATTTATCTAAAAGATTTTTTATTCCAAAACTTACGTTTGTAATTATCTGCAATAAGATTAAAAAAGCTTAGTTTACGTTTAGATCTTTGTTCAATTGTTAATTTACACTCCTCTGTTTTCATTTTCCATGACTCTCTTTTAAAAGGTATCACCATAGCCATAGGACTTCCCTCTTTTATCAATGTTCTTTGATCAACACTTTTTGTCCAATAAAAGGGAAAATTTACGGTTTCTGGATATGTATCAGTGTCCACTATACCAGTAATTAAATCATAAGGTAAAACATGATTAGCAGGGGTAATAAAAATACAGCTATAACCAGGTGGTGTTATAATTGTCCAAGGATTTACAAATTTAAAAACAGCATCTATTGTTCTTCTTGGATGCATTAATTCAGGGGATATCTGAAATTTCTCATGCTCCTTTACACCGATAAGATCTGAAAACTGATGAAATTCTTGTGCCGCAACTGTAAACAAAATGTCACCCTTATCTTTATTATAGTACATCTCAACGTCTGTAGGATGTGGAATAATATAACCAGATGTTAAAGCATCAAGAAAAGGCACACATCTTTTAACAGTGGGATTTGCTTCCGCATCTATAAAAAGTGGTAAATCTTTATATGCTTTAGGAATGTGCTGAAGAGCAGGTTTAGGCTCAGAGATATAACCTTTTAAAGGTGATTTAAAAATTATATTCAATTACTATTGTTGCGCTTTAATCTCTAAAACAGAAACTTCTATCATGGCCCTAGAGGCAGCGTTGGCTTGTACTTTTAAAGCATCACCTTCCTCATAAACCATAGAGCTATTTATTGTGTTAGTGTCAGAAGCTGATACGTCAATTTGAAAAAGTTGAAAATCTGCACTTCCATTATTATGATCTACATTGACAGTGACTGCACTAGATCCATCATAATTATGAGTATTAATAGTTTTCACTATAAAAGTTGAAACTGGAGTTGGAGGTGTTGCAGCAACATTTGCAGTTGGCACTGTAAATACTGTGGTCAAATCTGTTGTTGTAAGGTTAGCTATAAATCTTCTAAATACGTCAGCCATTTAAAAACCATGTCCTTCTTATAGCTTCTTCTTGAGTATCTTGTGTATACTGGGTGTTAAGCTGTTGTATCATTTCTTCTAATTGTCTAATAATCTCAGCAGACTGTTGAGCATCATACTCAGGTCTTGGATCTGGAAATCTTTGTAAAGTTAATTTTGCCATTTTTTATTATACCACTTTATTAAAATATTCCTATACTTACTACAGCTCTCGGGCTAAGAGGAATTGCCGAGTGATAAATATTACGAGGAATATACAATAAATCACCTTTTCTCATTAAAATACTATCAAAATTTTCTACAGAATTATAAACATTGTAAACAACTTTTCCATAAGTGCATAGTAAAAATACACTTTCTACATCCACATGTGTATTTGTAACACCATATTTATTTAAAGAAATATATAAATTAGTATTTATTTTTTGATTTGGACATTTAAAAAAAGTAATTATTTTATCCTGAATAGCTTTTATTTCATCAAATCTATCTAATCCCGTAATTTCTATTCTACAATTATTTACATTGCTAAATTTTTCTGAAAAATCTAAATAATGCAATGCTTTATTAAGATCTACTTCTTGATTTAACATAAAAAACTCTTTGTAATAAAAAGGCTTTGTAAAACTAAAATTATCTATTTTTACGTTTTCGCTAATCTCTATCATTTCAACGATGTAATTTTTGAAAGATTGCAAAGCTTAAAATTAAAAGCTAAGGAAACCCTCAAATTATCATTTGTATTTTTTCTAACTCTGTGTGGAACATCGTCAGGAAATATTAATATGTCAGCAAATTTAGGAATAAAGTTATATGGATTATCAATGTTAAAAATAATCTCAGAATTATTTTCTGTAAGATACACAATGCCTGATAAAGACTTATAACAATCATGAGTGTGAACATGAAACTCTTGGAAAAAATCTTTTTCATATATATTAACCCAAGAATCATAAATGTATCCATCAATAAATTTATTATTTTGATACATATACATTTCTAAATGACTTAAAATATTCATCTTTAATTCATGAAGTTCTAAAGAATTTAAAATATTTGGTGAATAATTTAGTGATGTTTTAATATCACAATCCCAAGTTTTTTGTTGAAATTCATTTTGTTTATTATCAATATGAAGTTTTGCCTTATTACATATATCTAAATCTAATTTAGAATAATAAACTTTTGTCTCAAAAATATTCTTAAACAATTATATTTTATCTTCTACCGTCTGGCTGTACATCAAAACGTTGTGTGCCTAATCTCCATGCTGTTCCTGCGGTGTTTGAAACAACATTTACGGTAAATTCTCTCCCTCTTCCACGCAAACTTACAAACTCAGTAGTATCAGAAAAACTC